AGCTAAAACATTAGGCGATGTATCAACAGGACCAATGCGACTGTCAGCTTTCATAGCATTTACAGTATCGGTCAATTTTCCGGGATTAAGTCCTCCCGAAGTAATCGCATCAATCAAAGTTGACAAAGCTCTATTTTTGGCTATAGGTGGAGACGATACGGGGTTTAAATTGGAAAATGTGGGCATTCTTAAGGGTAGATAATCTGCTCCCAATTTAGCTAATTTACTTACAGGTAAAGCTCCCACTATAAAACCAGCCCTATTAGCAATATCCTTACTTCCTGTTAAATCACCAGCAACACTTTCAGCACTAGCAATAGGAGAAGCTAAAGTACTTAATGCCCCAATACCAATCTTTCCCAAACCTGTTATCGGTTGTCCTGATAAAGTATCACCTAAGCCGCTGCCAGCGGTAAGAACGCCAGCCTTAGCAGCATCCCGAAAAGCTTTAGCGGCATTTATAGGAACATCAACTATACTTGGAGTATTAGAACCTGTAGTTAGAGGGGTTTTAGCAAAAGCATCGTTAATCCTATCGCTTTCTTCTTTTGAAGCATCGGAAACAGGTGGAGCTACAGAGCGAATAGTAATGGCTGAAGTTTTAGGATCATTTAAATACTGCTCAATCAATCCGCTGCTTTTAGGAGCAGAAGATTTAGTATCATCAGCAGGAATAGCTAAATAATCGTCAATGATACCCATTGTCATTTACCAGCGGGAGCAATTAATTCTGCGTCATGTGCAAATTGTAAAGAAGTTTCAAATTTTTGAAAAGCTTTAGGGTTCTTTTTAAGAGTTTCGATTAATTTATTTTGAGCGGTCCTATCCATCATATTAAAACCAAAAGCTCTAGGGTCTAAAACATTTTGGTTTTTAGCTTTCCAACTAGAAAATTGATCTGGTGCTACACCTTGCTCTTTTGCTAATAATACTTGGGCGGCTTCCATCTTCTTTAACGCTATTCTAGATTTAACAATATTTTCAATTGTCGCTGTATTCATAGTAGTATTAGGATTAGCTTCAAATGCTGCTGCTAATTGATCATTAGTCCCCGTATTACCTGCTGATCTAGCTCCTTGAACTAAATATTTTTTAACAGTATCATAATCAGAACTATCTTCTATAATTTTCTTATCAACACTGGGAAGCCAACTGACTGCTATTTTCTTCAGTTGATTTAAACTGTCAGTACCGGGGCCAAAGTCACCGGGCTTTTTACCTTTAACAATTTCCATTACAGCAAGATCAGGCTGTAAATCAGCTTGGATATTTCCAGCTCTGGTTAAAGCAGCGGCATAATCTTTACCGGATTGCGTACCTACTTCTCCAATAGCAGCAGCTACTCCCGGTGCAGCACCCGTCACAACAGGCTCACCAGCAAATCGCTGATTAAAGTCATGTCCAGTTTGCACCGTTGGCCCGGTAGGACCGCTAACAGCAGGAGGGGCTTGCACGGGCAAGCGGGGCCTAGCTAGAGGCATAGGAGCAGCAGAAGGCGCTTGGACTGGCAAGCCTCTAGGACTTGGCCTAAAACCCGGTGCAGCAGTAGGCCCTACTATTCCCGGCTGTAAATAATTAGGGTTAGGTTGTCCATTAGGTAAAGTGCGTTGATTATTAACATTTGGTTGTGTTGGCGGTACTTGCAACGGCGCTTGCGTAGCAGGAGTAAACCCGCCTCCTTGCATAACAGGTTTATCAACGCCTTGATAACTAGTAGCATTATCGTTTTGAATTGCATTAGTACCATAGGTTTGATTAATTTTAGTGTTAACATCCATACCGCGACGTAAAGCTGTTTCCGCAAATGTCTTTACACTAGGAGCATCATTAAGTTCCCCTAGCATATGTTGAGTTACTTCAGCAGGAAATTTATAAGTATTTGCAAAATTAGTTAAACGTTTAGCGGCATCTTCTTTAGTAGCATTAGGATTAGAAGCTAAATTAGAAAGTTCGTTATTCATTAAACCAAATTGAGTATTAATTAAATCTAATTTTTGCTTATTAATAGTTAAAGCATTGCTTTCATTTTGCTGTAATTTACTATAAGTATCTAATGCTGATACAGGCATAGGAGCGCGAGGATACGTACTAGTATCCGCTGAACCTATACCACTGCCGCCCATTTCTGCCATTTAAAAATATCCTTAATAAATAGGATTACCAGAATTATAGTTAGATACAGCAGGAGTAGTAGAACCAACACTAGAAGGAGTACCATAAATACCTTTATAGTAGTTAGCTGCCGCACCTCCTACAGTGTTAGCCGCACTATTTAAAGATGATCCTGTTGCGTTAGCTGCCCCGGCTTGAGCATTACCCTGATAACCAAGGGCTGCATTTTGCTGCCCTACAGCCGCGTTACCTAATACACCAGTAGTAGCAGCCGCATTTTCGCCAGTATCTACCAAGCCTTTTAAGCGAGTATAGGCGTTAGTTTGATTTGTATTTGCATTGCTAAATTGATTTTGATAAGTATTATCCGCCAATCCAGTAGCAAAAGTAGCTGCTCCTTTTAAAGCTGCTCCTGAAGTCCCTAGTCCTCTAGCAGCCGCAGAATTTTGAGCACCTTTTAAACCTTGTGTTAAAGCAAATTGATAACCGGGAGTAGCTTGAACGGTACTTTCATCCATCGTTATTGGAGTAGTTAAATTAGAAAGCTTTCCTGTTAACTGTGTAGCTGCTGTAGTACCAATATCTCTGAAAGGAGCTAAATTGGTATTAGTAGTATCAAATTGAGATTTAGAATTAGCTATAGCTGCGTTAGCCGCATTAGTCTGAGCGTCGGCAGCTTTATTAGCACCATAAATGCTAGCTCCTGCTCCTACTAAAGCAGAACCGCCTATTGCTACTGCTACCCACATATTTAAAATCCTAAAGTTAATTGCTCGTTTTTATTAAAATATTCCAACCATTCTGTCTCATCTTGCGCCACAAATTGTTTTTCAATCTTAACTAAATCAAAATCATCGGTTCCGTGGCAACCTACCCAAATAGTATCTTCATGAGCAAACCCAATTTTCTTAGAACCGGGAGGGGAAACGCAAATATACGGGGCTTTTATACGTTGAATTTGATCACCAAGTAAAACAGAAATTTCGCCAGCCAACATAATATTTAAAATCGGTTCTTTGTGAATATTGCCAGTTAACAAACAACCCTTTGGAATGTACAAAATACGAGTATAAATACCGGGTGAAAATAGATGTTCTGTGCGAGTATGATTTTCTAAATTTAAATTTTTCATTTTAGCTTCAAGTTCAAAAACAGTTGAACGTGGTAAGTTTAAACCATCAACTAAATTTAAATTCATTATATTCCACCTAACCATTGAGCAGTTGCATTACCTAACCAACTAACTGTATCGCCAATAGACATTGGAATTATTTGTTGCCCGGTCAAATCAATATCAACAGTACCTCTACTTAATGTAATCTTTGTAGCACCAGTTAATATAACTTTTCCAATTGCATTCGGAGTAAATGGATTTTTAGTTATGCTAGAAACAGCAGGAGCATCTTGGGTAAATTGCTGAAAGAAACTATTCCAAGGTGGAATGATTTTACCAGACTTATCAACTAAAGGAGAGCCTAAGTTTACTACTGGATTGGTCACGTTCTAGCTTTCTTACGTTCTAAAAACCCACCATTTAAAGCAGTTTTATTATTAGTAGACCAACTCAATTTAAATATTCTATCGCGAGCTTGCCCTAAACGGTTCCAACTAATAGTAGTTAAATATTCTCCTATCATACCCATTGATTGTTGAATTGGATTACCGTAGCTAACACCTTTATTATCAGACCAACTTAAAGAAACAAAAGGTTCGCTGTCATCTGTTATAGTTCCTACTTCCATATCAGCATCAAAACTCTGATAGGTAACTTTATCATTATTATCAGTAGAATGTGGAAAAGTTCTAACTCTGGTGATAGGAGTTGTAGCATTAGCTAAAGTAAAATCAGTAAAAGTATTAATATCGAGTTGTAGTAAACAACCGCTTTCCCAATCACCAATTAAATTTAAACCATTCACAAACATACAACAGTTAGCTCTAGGTCTATTAAAGTTCCCATCAGCGTCAATGTAATTCCATTCGCACCATTGCTTAGTAGTTAAATCGTAAAGCCAACCTTTATTGGCAGTTGGAAAGACTAAACAATAGTAAGGATGTTCTTCAATCTGAAAACAAAAACCTATCGCATCTGTAAGGTCTGTATATTTTTTAAATTCAGAAACAATTCTAGGAGTTGATATTTCAGTTACATCGTAACCTTGACCTTGAACAACAATTCCATTCCCTTGTTGATCTTGCATAATAAAGAATGTTAAAACGTCCATAGTTGCAATTGAGTATTGAGCAGCGCAACCGTGATTAATGTACGCTCCTTGCTGTTCTTGAAAATAAAAGTCTGCTGCACCAGTACCAATCCAAACTTCTGTGGTTAACGCTCCAATTAACCAAAGCTCGCGATGAACAGCTACTATGCCCACAATAGGATCATTAAAACCAGACTTAGCAGCAATGTCTAAAGGATCAAATGCAGAACCGTTGAGTTGATTGGTATAAGTAAATCCAATTACATTCCCGATTGAAGCTGATGCTGCTGATAAAACATCACCCGGAACATAATTGATACCCGGATTATCAATCGTAACTCCACCAACACCATTAGCAATAGTATCAACAGTCCAAGTAAACCCCGCACCAGCTCCACCCCCAATATTAGCAGTTGGGGTAGTTAAAACATTGGCAACTGTATATCCACTCCCAAATAAATCATTCGCGCCAGCAAAAGACACAACTGTTACAGCATTTCCCGCAACAGTAATGTCAGCAGTAGCTCCTAAACCTGATCCGCCTGTTAATGGTACGGCTGGATAAAAACCATTAATATAAGATGAGCCAGCAGCACTGATATGTCCTGTAGCTATAATACCAGAAGCTACTTGAATATCTGCTGTTGCTCCTGTACCGCTCCCACCAGTTAAAGCAACACCTTGATACAGTCCGGTTATTCCACCAGTACCCGGTGTTGTAATGCTACCATCACCTCCTAATGATGTATTAGTTAATAATCCATAAGAAGCATTTGAAGCTGAAATGTAAAATTGATTAGTCTTAGGGCGATTAAAAATAAATAACGTGTCTAGTAAGGCTACGTAGTCCGCACCATAGAAATTAGGATCAGTTATAATACCTAATGTATTTGTGGGTAAATCTATAACGTATCCATTGACACCATCTACTAAAACACAAACTAATCCATTATCAGCAAAATAAACTTGGCTTTCTCTATCCGCAATTGCGCCAATGAAAATTAAAACTCCATTAGCAGTCAGAAAATAAACATTTTGCCCGACGACGTAGAAAGCTGTACCTAAAGAAGTCCTATAAGCACCTCTAGCCTTTTTAACAAAATTCGGGTTAGCGTAAAGTAATGTTCCGGCTGTTGGGTAATAAGTTGTCTTAGCTGGCGCTTGTGGGTCAAGAGTTACATTTATTTCAGCGTAGAGGTTGACACATTCTTGTCCGCTGCTAATTACGCTACGGCCAGCATATGGGCTGCTGATTAGTTCTATTCGGGCCATTTACTTAGGTTCTAACCAGCGTTCTCTAGGCCAAATTTTGTAGCGAGTATACATAGCTTGCCAACAAATTCCCACTATCCAAGCCGCGTCTTTAATTTTCATAGGGCCTTGTAAAGTATCCATATAAATTGTAGTTCTTCTATTATTAGCTTGTTCTGCTCTAGTTATCCAACAGCAATTAGATTTTTCGTAATTTCCGTTAACGTCTTTTCGCTCTATTGTTAATCCTTTAACATAAGTTTCTGACATATCTTCATAGAATTTTTCAAAACTATTTTTCCATTCATCACAAATTTTAATTCCTCTACCGCCATAATCTTTATAAGCAAAGGATTTTTCATTTAAACATCTGTTCTTAATTCCTTGCCATATTAAATAGATGGAGTTTTTAGGACCACGACTTAACCCATGCGTCCTATCTCTATTTCCGTTTATAACTCCTGTCTGGCAACCGCAATGTTTAGTATAACCGTTTGCCAATCTAGTTGCGGGTAATCTTCTTATTTCATCACAAACACAAATACATTCCCAAAGTATATTACCTCTAACGTCCCTCAAATTAGTTTGTTTTAAAATTTTCCAATGCCCGACTGCAAGTCCTTCTTCTAAAATAAATTTAGCCATTTTGAGCCTTTCCTTTAGGCTCATAGCTTATAGTTTCAGTCTGCGTTTTTCAAGTCCTAATTTTGATCGGCTGCGAAAATATAAAAATTATTTCCGCTATTACGCCTCAACACAGCAGGAATTGCTAAATTGGGAATTTGAGCGTTTGCATTCTTAATAGTATTAAGAGCAACCTTAGCTAAACCCGCTTGAGTTAAGTTAGGCGGATATTGGTACATACTGGTGATACGCATACATAAATTATAATGAATTGCTTCCTCATATTCAGGAGGCATATTAAATTCAGCATCCAAATCATCGGTAACTTCTGTAACTGTCCAAATAAATCCAGCGCCAGAAGCGCCCATTAAAGTAGTATCTAGCGTTAAGGTATCGTTGATTTTGTAACCATCCCCCGGATCATGAATAACAATAGCTGTTACCATTCCACCAGCTACAGTTACATCAGCAGTACCGCCAGAGCCAAACCCACTTAAGTTCACAAATGGGATATCCAAATAATTTCCATTGGTGTAACCTAACCCATTAGCTGTAATTTCTCCTGCTTCCAGCTCAATTGTAAAGCCAATAGGCCCCTTTACAATTAAATGAATTTCGTAAGTCTGATCAGGAATGGGCCAAATAAAAACATTCCCATAAGGGAACGCCGCGTCATAAAAGAAATAGCTAGGCCATGTGGTTAAATTTTTTAATTGAATTTTAGTTGCGTAATCCTCATAGCTCCAAATTGGAATAAGAGGGTAGCTGACATTATTTTGAGGAACTTGTCCGACAATTTGTTTAAAATAAGCAGCTTGAATTTTATCGGGTCTAGCTACATTATAGTATTGACCGGCACCAATAAGATTTGAAATTTGGCTATTACCAACCGCTGATACATCTATCAAGTTTGGTACTAACCAACGGCGCTTCTGCCACTGGTACAACATTCTGTTTAGTAAAATAAAACAATCGTTTATATCTTCTGGCAATGGGGATTGCCCCACTCCCAAAACACCAGCCTCTTTCAGGGCCAATACCACAAAATCGCGTGCTGTTGACACTTATTTGCTACCCCAACCCGTATTAGCCGCTGCCGCTTCAGCAGCTTCTTCAGCGTCAACAGCAGCTTTAATTTCTTCAGGGCTACTCTTGGAAGCATAGCCAGCAGGAGGATAATCTTTGGCTTTATAACCAGCAGCAACATACTGTTGAATAGTTGGGCCATCTTGCTTTAATTCGGGAGGCTTACCCCAAGCATCTTCTTTAGGCTTGGCTAATTCAGCTTCTTCCTCTGCATTCTTAACAATAATGCGAGTGCCATCCTTAGCAGTTACCCACATTGGGTATTTAGTATGACCGTATTCATTAAGAATGTTAGGGTCTTTACCGAAACCGGGGTGGGGGTTAGAAACATCCCATCTCTGGAAAGTTAAAGGGCGGCTGTCACCAGTACGGCTAACAAAGTCTACCTGTAAATCGGCGGGTTCGGGGAAGGCTGTAAGGGGCATTTATTGATCCTTTTATTGCATTGCAACAAAACTTGAATTATTTTAAATTAATTTCATTATTGTAGTTGACATTCCTGTAGAAGCTGCTATTGTATAGTTACCAACAACGGAGAGACAAAATGCAGCAGCTTTCACATCGTCGCATAGTGGAATACACCTTTGACAATCCTAATGCTACAAACGCGAATTGGGCTTTATTTGTTGCATCAACTTACGAAACTGATCTTATTGCATATGAAGCTGTATTGCGATGTAAGCAAAACAATCCAAATGCGGCTGTAAGGCTGTCAATTCAAACCACATTCATTTAAAAGTAAATTAAGGGGGAGGGGTAAAACCCTCCCCCTTAATTTAATCAACTAAACGCGATCGGCTATCACGCACAACCATTCCGGCCTAATGTACTTAAATCCAAACAGCACATCCAACCGCGTAGCCAACTGATCCGTCAACGGCAGGTAATCCGTCAACATACGCATAGAGACACCATCGAAGCTAGTGCGCGCTGCTTCTTCAACTGCTTTCTTGGGCATAACCAAGTCAGCAGAAGCCATCGTAACGGCCTTCTGCGTATAGGCAAGTGACTTACGATAGACAGAGTTAGCAGGAGTAGCCAACGTAATAGCAGCGCCATTAAGCGGCGTTGCGTCAACAGTCTGATACTGCTGATCACCACCACCAGCAACGCCAGTAGCAGAAGCAATCAAACCCGGATACAGGAAGATTTGAGTTGCGCCAGCAGCAGCATCAGCCGTAAGAACAAACTGCCGTAAAGTACCTAAGCTATCCTTGGTAACGCGGTTAACAGCATTAACTCCACCAAGAGTAATAATGTCACCTTTCTTTAAGTTACCAACCAACGCAGTAGTATTGATTGAACCACCAGAAGTAGAAGTGGATTGACCACCACCATTGACAGTAGCCGCACCATTATAAGAGCCAGTAGTATGCTTAATGACAGTTTGATCGCGGAAGAACTTGTCAAAACCCAATCCAGACTTCATCATTCCAGAACGAAACTGTGCTGAAATTTCAGGAGTTGGATTGAGTAAGCCCGCGAGCGAGCTAACCGTGCGACTATCGGACGTTGGGTCTTGGACGCAACGCCTATCCATCATATTCGCGCCCTGATCATCAAGGATAGCGTTAGCTCCC